GACGGTTTCGAGGGAATCTTCGGGTCTGGCTTCTCCTGCTTGAAAGCATCAATGAAATCGAGACCTTCACGAAGTTTCTGTTCTGCATTTGGTTCGCTCATTTCCAGTTCTCCTTTCTGGGTAAGTGCTGCGTGGCTTCGATGTCTGTCAGTTTCCGGCACTTCATTATGCCACTACACGAGGGCCGGAGCGTGCAATACCTGCACAGTTCGCTTTTTAATTTATTTGCCATATACTCCTTACGGATAAAAGAACTCCCCGTTCTAGCCTTACTGCCATGTGGGGAGTTCAATCCGGAAAATAGTTTGTTTATGATTTTTGTGCAAATGCCTTACTGTGAATGGCAGCGGCTACCGCATCTTGGATGTCGTGGTGGTCTGCCAGTCCGTTCAATTCGGCAAGCATTTCTTTTCCTTTACAGATGTCCCACTTGAAGTTCTTGGCACATTCAACTGAACAGAAACGCTCCCTCAATGCAATATGGCTTCCACCACACGGGTCGAGGAACACTTGGCCACAAGTAGGGCAAGTCCCACGGTACGGACGACCGTAATAGATGCACTCCCCAATCTTTACCATCATGACCTCCACGCGAAGACTACGAGCAGGGCCATCCAGCAGACGATGAACACCTTGAGCCAAGTCGGTACGTCGTTGAGCAGTTCGGTCATCACAGTGTCCTTATGAGCAGCACCGTGTCGTTCACTTTAGTATCTGTTTCAAAGATGTCGCACAATTTCTGGAGCGTATCGCACGACGACTTGATTCGGTCAGTGATTACCCCGTTCGAGCTGTAATAGCGTTCACCGACGAGGATGCAACCTTGGCTGTCGTCCTTGGAATTTCCAGCATGGATCCTCAACCCACGCTCCGGCGGATAGTGGCCACGGTCAAACCAAAGAGGCAAGTTTCTTCCGAACCTCGGGCTATGACAATATGAGATACTGTAATTTCCCTCGTCCGCAAGGAACTTCTCGTTTTCGAGCGTATCGCAGAAGTACACGCCGTCGATGTAGAGCCTTCCGAACACGGCCCCGTTCTTTGTGTCGTAGTGTCTGTCCCTTTCGAGAAGCAGAACCCTGATGTCAATATCCGGTCTCATTTTAACCTACCTTGATGAAGTTGTCAATTTCTGTCACTGGGATGTTGTATTTTACACATTCCGGCAGCAGGAACTCTTGGAACAGCTCGTAACTGTCGAAACCGCACACTTCGCATTTCTCGATTCGCACGGTGTCCTTGTTCTTGAGCTGGTTGCTACGCTCGTCCAATTCGCCGAGTCTGGCTTTCATCACTTCCTCCACCTTGTCCAAATCCTCAAGGGTGAACAGCGTGATGTTGTCACGGCTGGCGGAGAAGTTGAGCGATTCAAACCAGTTCTGGATTGTCTGGCTCGCATAGTTGTATTGCTCCGGCTTCGCTTCCGGTGCGAGACGGATGAGGTCGATGCTCGTCCCAGCGTCGGTCTTGCGGCAGAACCCCTTGAAGTTCAGACTCGGATTGAACAACGCACGCAGTATCGGATTCTTGAGAGAACCGAGGATTACGGACTGTGGCCTAATCGGGATGCTGTAAGTGCGGTTGTCCTTGTGGATGAAGTCGAGCAGGGAGTGGGCCATTTCGTTCTGCACGAGGAGTGCTTCGCCGTTGTAGATGTTGCCGAACAGCAGATTCAGGTAGTCCTGATTCTTCGTGAAGCGGTTCATCATCAAGTGCAGCAAGTTCGAGCAGTGGAAATTCTGGATTCTACGCTTGATACCACTGTCGTCGAAGTAGATGTACTTGTTGGAACTGATTACGAAGTTCTGGTAAGTTTCGGCCACGATAGGGTCAACTCCCTTTCCCTCGTACTGGAAGTTGTCACGTCCAGTCATTGACTTGATGAGAGCCTGCAACTGCTTGGCAGTGTCGGAGTCTTCGTATTCACTGATACTGACCAACCTCTTGCCCATCAAACTGATTGTGAAGCGGAGCTGCTGTGTCGAGAACGCAGTGAACGAGTCGCCGAACATCCGGTGGAGCAAGCCGATGAACTTGGATTTACCGTTACCGCCAGCGTCGAAGTCGTTGAGGTAAAGGACATATCCAGTTGCGGAGTTTGGAACTCTCACAAGGAAATGAACCAAGTTGTATAACGCTTCCCAATCCCTAGCAGTGCCACCGCTCACGAGGAACATAAGGAACATAGCCCTGCGAAGTGATTTCTCGTTCACCAGTTCCGGATTCACTTGTGTCATCTGGGAGCATACGTTTCTATACATCTGCCCGTCACGAGTGAAGAATCCGTGCGGTTCGTCCTTTGCAAAGCTGGAGATAATCTTGATACGCCGCAAGTTCGGGGCCATCTTCAAGAACACTCCATCATATGGCCCATCGTAGGGCTGCTTGCGGAGTTCCTTTAGACCGTCAAACTGCTGTTCCGCACCGTTCGGAGCGATACGGGTGATATTGAGTCTGGCACTGATGATGTCGTCGTCAGCCTTGAGACCCTCAAGCGGCATTGCATCTGCCGAACAGTTGCGGAGCTTCGGGATAAGGCGGAAGTCGCCATCACGGTTGCGGTAAATGTTTTGGGTGATGAAGTCAATCTGCTCATCGTCGAAGTAAAGCGGCGTGAGTGCTTCTGCGTCCTTGCCACGGAACGCTTCGAGAACCTCTTGGTCGCTCGGCTGCATTTCACGGTAAGCCTGCAAGACTTCACGCTGGTTTGCGTTTTTGCACACTGCAATCATCGCATCGACCACAGCCTTGTAGTTCTCGCTCGGTTTCATCTTGTCGAAATCTACTTGCTTGAGAACGTAAGTCTGGGACTTCTTCGGGAACATGTTGAGAATATCGAGAACTTTCTTGAGTCGCATCTTAACCTCCGAAGGGGTCGAGAAACTCCTTGTCGAGCCATTTTCCGGTACGTGCCCGATGGATGTAGTTCTCCGCTTTCATCAAGTCAAGTTCAATCGGTGTTTCCGATTTAGAACCGAGCCTTGGAGAAAGATACTTCAAGGCAGCGACGACATCGTAGGCCCTACTGGCAGGGATTCCGTTATTGACAAGTGCGTCAATAATGAACTCCAAGTAATCAATCGTTTCAATCTTGCCGTCGTAGTATTCGCCAGTTGCGGTCTGGTTATTCTTGACTGGTACATCGTTGTCAGTGACGGTTGTTTTTTTCGGCATCGTCAGTGTCCTTCGGGAATTTGTTGAAGTTCTTGCACGCCATCATTCCGTTCTCGCGGTTCGCACAGTAGCCACAAGACGAGCACTTATTACAGATAGAGTTTTTCAGTCGAGTCATCGGGTCTCCTTATAACCATGTAACTGAAAGGGTTAATACTCCAGCCGCTATCCAATAGACGACATGTTTCAAGTCGCCCTGCACGGCATACGGCACTGCCGCACAGAAATCGAGTATCATAAGAATTGTAGGAAAAATTTTCGGACTCATCGTTCAGCCTCCGACGAGAAGTTTCATAAATTCGCCAAGTCTATACAGTATCAGACCGACGGAAGCCAGTGATATGAGAACGCAAATTATCATAGCAAAGTCATCGCCAAGTATCATTGTCAAGACGATAACTGCTATCCACACTACTGCAATAACGGTAAGTGTGTTATATAAACTAACCATCATTGTTTGGCCTCCTTGAACTTGCGTCTGCACATCGGGCAGTATTTGATGTTAACTGCGGATGCTATCGTCCGGTCAAACTCCTTGTCGTAGAAGCGTAACCACAACTGACCAGCACCGACGAAAGCGGACACTCCAACTGGGTGTGTCACTATCGTCTTGTTTGGTTTATCGCAATACTCACACATTATTTAAGCTCCTCCGTCCACGGATAGAGCATCTTGCTGATGTCAGCGAGGCTTTTCGGAGTCTTGATACCCTTGGCCCTGCGAGTCTTGGTGTCGCCGAGGAAAGTGCGGATGTGGTCTTTGCGTCCCCACAGCCAGAAGTTTTCGTCGAGGTCACGCTGGTATTGGATATAGTCAATCTTGTCCTTGAACTTCTCCAAGTCCTTGATGTCGAAAGCATACACACCGTAACGGCTCTTGATGCTCCCATTCTTCGTGTCCATCAAGTCGTTGGAGAATTGGACAGTTCCGGCCTCCGGCACATCACGGGTCGTCCAGAGGAAGTAATAGTTCTTGTGATCAAAGGGCTGTCCATTGAAAGCTGCATAGCGGTTGTTGGAAGCCTTGTGCCACTTGTAGATAAAGTCAGTCCAATCATACTTACTCCAATCGAGTTTAAGTTCCGGTTCAAGCAAGTTGTTGAACAGTTCATACACGACTGCCTTTTCGTGGTTCTTGTTGATAGCGTCGGAGTAGTCAAGACCACGACCATCGAGGAGCTTGCCATCCTTGTCATACACACCGTAGTTATTCACATCACGGAAGTAGCTGCGTTCGATGACTTCTTCTTCAAAGAGCATTTCATACTTCTTCAACATCTGGTCGCACTTGATGCGGAGTGCCTTGGCGTTTTCCTCGCCACGGACAAACACGGAGTCAGTGTTGATTTCGATAACGTCGTCCCAGTTCGGACAGGCAAGTGCGAGTTCCAAGATGCAGAGCTGGCAGATGTAGCACATCGCTTCACCGGCGGCAGGGTCGTAAGCAACGGATGCACCGCTGCGGATTCTGAAACCTCCACTCAATGCGTTCAGCACGAGAATCTTGTAGCCCAAGTCGAGGTCGGGCTTGTATTCCGGAGTGCCTTTCTGGTGCTTGATGGCGAAGCGTTCTTCCATCTTTTCGTGCCAACGCTGGAGGGCCATAGGAGTCTTGAGCAGAGACCAGTGCCAGATGCCACGGGGATATTGGGAGGCCACATCGAAGCAGAACAGCTTGCCGTGTTCACCCTTGACGATGTAGTGGCAGCCACCCTTTCCGAGCTGCACACCCTTGTAAACACACTTGGCGGCCAGTTCTTTCTTTTCCTTTTCAGTGACCGCCGGAGTTCTGGCCAAAAGCCTAATCATATCCTTGACTTCTTCCGGCACATCGAACTCATTGAGGTCGAATAGTTCGAGAGGGTCACTTGTCTTTGGAGGAATCGGGGCAGTGGTCTGATAGATGATGCCAGCCGCTACCGCCTGTGCAGTGCGGTCGAACTTGAACGGGAGATTGCTCGGCCAGCAGTGTTCGAGGATTGCTTTACGGGCAGGAAGCGTGTGGTATTTGGTCTTTTGTTCGCCGCTTCCGAAACGCCAATAGACCATCGAAGTAGCCCAAACATCGTGAAAGCAGTAGTCGATAATTTCCTGCTTCATTTCATCAGTGAGGTGTTGCTTCGGATTATAAGGAAGTTCCTTGATGGGGAGGTTGAGGTACATTTCCCACTGTTTCAACGATTTTCCGAGCAAGCAATTATTAAGCAAGTCGAAATGCTTGGCATCCCACGCTGCACAACGGTAAAATTTGCGAGTGAGAGGATTGCGGTTGTCGTCATACCCGATAATTTCTTCGCCGTCCTCGTGGACATAGTGACAGTTGGTCATACCCATCTTGCGAATGTCGGACTTCATCTTGGCCAGCACAGGCAAGTCGAACTTCATACTGTTGTAGCCGATGATGTGGTCAGCTTCCGCAAAGAACGAGTTGATGTCAGTCATATCTGACTGAAAGACATTTCCTGACTTGTCCGAGTGGACACAGATTCTTGATAGTTCTGCGTGTGTAACTGAATCGTAAGCAATTCCACAGAAGCAAAACAGCTCGTCGTAAGTTTCAATATCGAAAAATGCAAGTTTCACTGCACTCTCCCAGTTAAGTGTTAGTTTGTTCTACGTGATGTTTTCACGCTAAATAAATATTGCATTTTTCCGGTCTATTTCTCTACATCCATCGTAAAATATACACCGTAAACATACATAAAAACCCCTATTTTTTCTAGGGGTTGTCTAATATAGGGTTGAAGATAAACGGCCCGTTTTGCGTGATTCTGTTAGATCATTGAGCCAAAATTTCTACATCGTAAATCTGTAATTTGTGCAAGGCAGACGTTCCAACTTCGGCTAGGATGGAGTTGCCGCTACCGACATTACGCCACTCCACGACCTTGTTGTTTTCACCGGCTTTTCCAAGTTTCCTGTAATGTGGCTGGCTGAACGTCAGTCCTCGGTTGGTCGAGAGTGCAATGTAGATTTCGATATTGCAGTCAGCGTCCTTGTTAGCTTGTTCCAAGAAGTCGTCGGCATAGCGGCCAGTGTCCATCGTTATTGATATACGTCTGAATATCACACGCTTCTGGAACTGCGTGAAGCCGTCCCTGATGTAGCGATGTATTCGATTACCGTTGCTGGTCAGTCTGATGTTCTCGTCAAACTCAAGGATGTCTCCATAGATACTTGCCGCAAGTTCGCCGTAGATGGAGCAAGCTACCGGATTGCTTTCCTCACGTGGAGGCTTCCAGCTAGACCAACGACCCTCCCTGAACAAGAAGCCGGAGCTTTCGTTTTGGCGAACGAACAAGTAGTTTTCGTGACGCTGCGTAATGATTTGCAAGTCAAGCGGTGTCCCAAGCCTCCGTTCAATTTCTGGAGTGCTAATCTTTGCGAACCCGTCAGTGAACATCCCAATCCCTTCATGACCACAAGCATCCTTGCAGATTATGAATAACGTATCTTGAATGATAAGCGGAGAGCGACCGCCTATGTGTATGACTTGCGTTGTGTTACTTTGTATAGGACTGTCCTCTTGACCAGTGCGACCCCATACTTCGATGGAGTGAGTGTTGATAAAGTAAAGCTGTCCCTTGAAACTTGCGATGTCTACAAGTTTGTCCGCACTGTTCGTCGAGGAGTACCAAGAGTTCCATAACGGGAAGCCGCTTTCCTGATAGGTCGGGCACTTGTCCACTGACCTAAAGAAATAGGCAGGGTCAGTACGGCTAATCCAGACAGTGTTACGTTCGCTGCTACGCATCACAAGTTTGTTGTCGAACCAGCAAATGCTTGCAGCGTAGGAAATCCCGTCAGCGTCCACATCGTAGGAGTCTGGATGGATGTTCTTGAACTTGTCAAAAACGTTCGGGTACACTATGCCGTCACGGGGAGTTCCTGTTTCAGCACCGGGGACTGCCATTCCGGGGAGCACTTGCATATTCACGACAAACGGGTCTCTCGTGATGTCGCCGCTCGGATTGGAAGTCGTGTTCCACATATAGATGTACTGTCCGTCGCACATGAACACGACAGTAGGCTTGATACCGGACTCGCAGAAAGTAATCTTGCCGTCACTCAAGGTCTGGAAAATATGGAACGACTCGCCATACCAGCACTGCATTTTCACCGGTGCAGTATAGTCGGTCTTGTCGGAGTTGAGCTTCGATACCCACAGCGAGCGGCCCGACACGATGTAGATATTGTCTTCCGAATCCTTGAAGCATCCACGGAACTTACCCTTGACCGGATCGTCAAGCAGGAACTTAACCTTGTCGCCAACACGGTCGAGACAAGTGTCGCCCATCGGGAGCATGTTCATGTACTCGCTGACAGCGAGGCCGTCGTGGTATTCCACGATACCGTTAAACTTACCCATAGAAACCTCCGCTGTAACCTCTCGGCCCTACCCTGAACCCTCCGCCGTTACGGAGAGTTTCGCCGATGAGTCTGGGTACGTCAGCCTTGTGTTCCACGGTCGTCTTGTTCTTCAAGAGCGACTGGTAGTAGATGCCGGTGTTCTTGTCCAAGTTGTCCGCTCCGTCTATGTTGTAGAAGTGGGCCAACCTTGCCGCAAGTCTTGAGACGATGTACGGCCTGAATTTCTCCGGTGCGATAAGCTCGCCCTGCCACGGGTGAGGTTCTTCGTATGAGTTTATAATCTGTATAGGTACTGGAACTACCAGCAAGGCCTCGGAGTTGCCATAGCTAGGTGTGAAACGTACACGGAATTTCTTTGTGTAGCCCTCGACCATATAGACGAGCTGGCAGTGGCGGTACTGTGCGGAGACGAACTCTCCGGCCTTTTTCGGTTCAAGTCTAGCTCCGTCATAGGCACGATAGACTTCCTCTACCCACATCGGAGGGAACGGTACATTGTAGAACGGGTGAACTCTCACGCCGCTCGGCACAATCTCGCTGCCGCTCTCGATTTCTATGAGCTTCCAGTCGTCAGTCCAGATTGCGATGTTCCTTGGATTCCCAACGCTGTCGGTCGGCCATTGGTCAGTGTGCTGCAAGTTCGGCGGATTTCCGGGAATACCAGTACATAAGCCCATGTTGATTAGGAGCTGTGCAAGATTGGAATACACTTGGTAGTCTTGGCCAGCATAGGTAATCGTGAACGGCTGCAAGAGCTGTTGGGAAGTGAGCGGTACTGTCCCGTAGATTTCGTTCGGGTACTCCGGCGGAGGGCACATCAGGTCGATGACACCGTTCACTGGATGCAGTCGTGCGATGGCCTCGGTGATGTCAAGGTCTCTGTCGCAGTTCATGCTTGTTACAATTTCTTTACGGAGAAATGTCGAAGCGATTGCCTGCACATCTTCCGGCACTTCATCGATGTTAAAGGACGGCACTGCTCCGCTCGCAAGTGCGGCCTCATTGACAATATCCATTACCTGCATACTTCGGTCTCCCATAGTTAGGTCTCATCAAGTTGCACTGTTCACCGGATTTCTGGGTCTTCCTAGTGTCCGGCAGCTTGATTAGCCAAGTCAATCCCTGCACAACAGCGTCAACGATGTCGTCGTGCTTGCCGTGAGGGAACTGTGTAAACTGGCTCTGAATCTCTCCCCACACAAGTCCGTGGGTTGAGAAGTTCACGTCCCCAGCGTCAAAAAGATACTTAACAACGATAGCTCTTTCAACCTTGTCCTTCGTCGGAGTGGCTTCCAAGATGCCGCTCATTTCCTTGCGGAGAAGCTGGATTGCCGCCAGTCCGTTCGCCTTGTTCTCGATAAGCACCGGAACGGAATTTCCCCATCGAGATCTCACTTCCTTAATCTTGTTCATGAGCACGGTGATATCGGCATGGAAGTTCTGGACTTCGAGGACGTAGTAGCGTGGGCCTATCCTGCCACAGACCGCGATTGCATTGAAGTCGTTGCCTATGTCGCCCTTGCCAGCGGCATCCACGCTGATGACAAGACGCATGGCAGCGGTGGCCGGTCTTGTGAGCGAGAAAAGCAACTGGTCTTTCTTGAACATCTTGCCAATGTCGTCGAGCGGAGTTTGCAAGTATTGGGCGTTGTAGGTGAACGGGTCGGACTTGTACTTGTCAATTTCTGACACTGGCAAGCGTTCCGGGCAGATACTTTCGCCGTTCTCCTTGATGGCAGGGAACTTGTATTGAATCCAGTGTTCCTCTGTATCTGCAAGTAGGCATCCGGTCAAGTCTTGGCTGGCCACACGCTGCTGGATGACGAGAATCGGGACTGACGGCAAGTCGATACGGTTGCGTATGGTGGACTTGAACACTTGCCAGCGACGTGCTAGGATTGTAGCACTGATACGGTCTTGAGGCTTGTTCGGGTCATCAAGCACGAGCAGTGTCTTACAACCGGAACCAGTCACGTTGGAGTTCGTCCCACGTGCAAGGATCATGCCGCCAGCTCGGTTAGTCCATTCTTTCTTGCCGTTCGCTTGGGTAAGCGGCTTGAGGTCGGGAATGTCGAAATACTTGGAGAGCCATACAAGTATCTCCTTGATTTCACGGTTCTTTCTCGCTACAAGGGCCTCGTCATACGAACAGTAGATGACTGTCGAACTTGGGTCTTTGAGGAACAGCCAGCAGATGTAGAGTTTCGTTAGGTCAGTCTTGCCGATACGGGGCGGTGCATTGATGATGACTCGCAGCAAGTTCGGCAAGTCGAGCAGTATGCTTGCAAGTTCCTTGTGGAACTCGTACCATACGAACGCTCGCTTGTAGATGTGCATAAAGATGAACCCCACGAAGAAAGCGAAGTTCTCTAAGCACATCTGGTATTCCAAGTCTTTCTGTGTCATTCTGATTTCTCGTCAATCACTTCCACACCGCTTGCCCACTCGAATCTGGATGCACTTCTCGAAAGCGTACCCTTCATAGTCTTTGCATAGCAACCATAGAAGAAGTCGTTGTCATCGTTTTCAGTCACGGCCATTGTCGCACCGTTAGCCCCGGAACTCCAAGCCATCGAAGTGTAGTCGGCATTGAAGCACATGACGAGCAGTCCGTATTCATTATCCGGTCTAGCCTTGGTGAAAGCGTCGAACTCGAAAATGAACTCTTGTGTAGCACCGTCAGCGATAACGTCGCTCATATCAAGGACAAGCTTCGTTCCGTTCAGTTGTCCTAAACTTGCCCAAGGCCAGCCGTCGTTCCAGCCGCCTTCCGCCTTGTACACGATAAACGGAATATTGATATGGATTCGATTCTGGGTAGCAGCAGTCCTGTGCAACTTCACAAAGTATGCGACTCCACCATCGTTAGTCCCTTTCAACGCTCCAGTAATCTTGATGTATTCGTCAGGCTTTGTCCTTGCCACAGGATAGATGACAGTTACGTTGTTACCAACTTTAGCCACTATGAACTCGTTATGCTTGCCAGCCAGCAACAGTACGTCAACAGGAGTGCCACCGCCTACCGGATGGAACGTGAGTTGCACGTCGCTCACTCCGTTATTATAAACGTAGCCACGGATTATCTTGTTCGTGTACTCGTCAATCCTAACATTGATGTGCTGGTTCACAGTGCCAACAATCGTGGACATCTGACCATACAACTTCTGTTCGGCAGTGGTATTGGCCAAAGTCATCGTACTGAACGGCGAAGTCGCATCTAGGGTCTGTGTGACTTGGACAATGGAGTTTGGAGCTACGTACAGTTCCACGAGCGAGAAGTTTCCGACAAAGCCAATCGGAACAGCCACGCCGTTGGTCATGCACTGGAACCACATTCCGTCATCTGCACTCGGATAGTGCTTGAAGTTCCGTAACCACAAGAGCATCCTGCGTGTTTTCGTGACCGACGACTGCAAGTAAATCATGTTTTCGCTGCCACTATACGAATCTTTAACCTCGATTTGCAACACATCAGGAGTGTAGTCGTCAATAACGAGTGGATGGGCTTGATCATTCTCAATGGAAGTGTCATCGAACACTGCATTGTGGGCCAGTCCAACCTTTTCCAAGCTAGGCGTTTCGTTATACTGGGCAGCGGCATAGAGTGCCATAAGTTTGCCGTGTTCGCTGTCGCTGGGGTCAAGCACTGCAAGTGTATTCGAACCGTTGGTGATTGCAAGTCGCCACGGAGTCTGGTTTCTCACGCACACAATCTGTGCTACACGGCCACTTGCCGGAATGAGCTGGATAGCCCACGGAGTGTTACGCTTTTCGTTATGTTCGCACACCCACTGACCATCTACAACAGACCAGCCGTCAGGGTGAACACCGTCCTGTGCTTGGATGGTGATGGTCTTTGCATACTTATCGACTTGAACTGAGTCGATTTTCTGTTCCATAGTCACAATCTGTTCCACTTCCATCCATTCATTGATGGCAGGGCGGTTGGTCAGTTCATTGTAGTCAAGGATGTGGTCGTTCGGGCTGTTCGCACTCCACTTTTCTTCAAGGTCGTCGTCCGGGCTTGTCGGTGTACGCAAGCCGAGGAGTCGTCCGTCGTTTACCGGAGTGTCGTCGTCCACGCACACTTGCCAAGTCGTCTCGTTGCCGTCAGCGAGAGTGCACTTGATGAGAGCGTCTTCCTCTAAGAAAATGCCCACGCTATAAATAGTGCCGTTCGTGTCACAGAAATACCCACGGGAGTTCGTCTTGACTTCGAAGCGGTCGGGCGTTCCGTTCTTTCCAACCTTGAACTTGATTTGCGTCGTTCCGTCAGCGAGCTTGTACGCCTTGACAGTAGCGTTCGGGTACGGGATTCTGTGAGTGTCGCAGAGCGAAAGGGTCTTTGCCATTACTTCTTCTCCTTGTTAGGAATTGCTTCGTAAGTGTAAGGTACTACACCGCTAATATAGCTTGAAAGCGGCGTTGCGTTCTGGATGAGCGTGCCGCCAAGTATCTGTGCCTTGCGTCCAACACCCTTGAACGGTACGAACTGCGTGCGGTCTTGCTCGGTGAACACGTCCTGCCCGTATCTGCGGTGTGCAGTCTTGTTCGCTTCCGCTCGCATATCGGACTGGGCCTTTGTTTCAGGAACGAACTTTCCGCCTTGACGAGTGCCGTAAGCCAAGTTGTCATCATCGTAGAGACGGAGCAGCCCACGGTTTCCCGGAACTTTCTCGCCGTACTTGGTCTCGCCTTTCCAGCGTCTCTTTTCAGCGGCGATTTCAGAACCACGCATTTCAACCGGTTCTCCAGTGAAATACTGGCTGTATTCGTTGCCACGCTCACGGGTCTTCTTCGCCACGCTCCAGAGTTCGTTCTTTTCTTCGGGCGACCACCCCTCGAACTCCGGATTGGAGTCGAAGTAGTAGCTCTTGAGTTCTTCATCGGCCTTTTCACGGGCCATCGGAGTAGCTTTCTTGTCACGGGTAGTGAGGTATTCAGCCTTTTTGCCCTTGCCACGCTTGAGAGTGTTGCCCTTGCCGTCATAGACTATTTCCGTAACCTTGCCAGCCGGAGCGTCGGAGACGAGCGGTATGCCCTTCTCGTCAACAAGTTCGGGGAACGATCCACGGATTGCGGCTTCGTTCGGGTACGCCTTGTGGTACTTGTCGAAAGCGTCATCCAGATAGTAGCTGTATATACCTTCCTTGCCAACCCTGCCCTTGCCCTGCTTGAGCAAGTCTTTCTGTTTCTGTGCAGCGTTCTTCATGGCGAGCATGTCGCCACGGGTCACGAGGTCGGGCTGCGTTCCTCCAAGTTTAAGCTTCAAGTCGCCATAAGGTACATGACGCACTGCCGGACGACCGGAAAGTATGCCAGCCGCAGCACCAATCGCAGCGTCAGTTCCGGTCATCGGGTAGTCAGCCGTCCCCTTGCCGGTGGCCTTTTCGACTCCTGCGTTCACGGCCCTGTCGAACAAGTAATCCGCCGCACCGCCGAGAGCCGAACCGGCGTAAGCACCGCCCTTCGAGCCAGCGTTGAACAGGAACGGGATTCTGCCTCCCACGTTAGCACCAATCTTCGCACCGACAATCGGAGCTGCCATCCCTGCACCGTGCATCGCCGCATCCACTGCCGCACGTCCAGCCACTTCTCCCGGAGTCGTCTTGTTCCAGCTTTCTTGGTCGAACAGGACGGAACTCACCGCCGGAGCTACCATGTTACCGGCAAGCGTAGCAAGTTCGCTCGGCCTTGCGAACTCCTCCTTATCGTAAAGGATGTTCTTGTTCTTCTCTATCTGTGACTTGACCAAATCTTCGTAAGTGGGATTGCCGCTTTCGTAGTCGAAGTCAGGCAGGAAGTGGTTACGCATCGCATTGATATAGCGAGGGTTGGGCTTGGACAAGTCATCTTTCATAACATCCATCAGCCTGTCGTGGAGTGCCATCATCAACGGGCGTTCAAACTCCCTCCCGATACCGTTCTGCGAGTTGGTAATCGCATCGGCCAGTGCATCGGTCGTGGGATAGAAAGCCTCGTCCTCTCCGGCTTCCACCTGCTTGCCGTGACGGAGCGTGTACAAATGGTTCTTCCACTTGTTCGTGTCATCGAGGAACTGCTGGCTTGCAGCGTTGTACATTTCCGGGTCACTGGATGCAAGCAAGTTACCGGCTTCCGTCGGTTCGAGCCAGATGTGGCCATCACGGGCATCCTTGTACGGAGTGAACAGGTCGGACTTGGGACGCTGTGCGAGTCCCTGAATCCAACCATATTCCTTGTCCTTGGCCCAATCTTCGTCAGTGTTATACATCGACAGTCTGGCATTGACCATTTCGTCGATGAGTCCTTCCAGCCACGGGTACTGTTGAAGCATATACTCCGGTGTACGGAGCGTCGGGTTATGTTTCGGGTCTTCACTGGCCTTGTCGAAAGTTTTTCCGAGAATTGCTCTCTGTGCATTGGCTTGCTGAGCAGTGTACGGGAGCTTTCTACGGTAGCTGTCAGTTCTGAACGGGGTATCACTCATAGCTTATCTCCTTACATTTCCACCAGCACCACCACGACCGATGTTCATAGGGTCACGGACTGGTTTCGGAAGCGGTGTGGTAGCAAGTGTAGCATTTTGCATAACCTTGGCAGTCTTATCTGTGTTCTGCCATTGTGCAAGATGCTGGCCCAAGTTCTTGTCAATGTTTCTAGGCGTGACTCCCCAACCCCACAGCAGTCCAAGTCTCGGCATCTTCGCTTCATACTTGGACTTGTAGATGTTGTACTGGTCAAGTGCCATATTCCAGACCGCTTGCCTATCCACATTGGCGTTCTGCATGACATACTCTTGGAAAGCGTCACGGGCGTTCTTGTAAGAGCTGACAGCGGCAGTCACATCGTTCGGGATGTTCTCCTGATTCTTGATGAGCGTCAGGTATGCAAGCACGGCGGCGTTCATAAGTCCGCTCACCTTTGCGTTCGGAACATACTTGCCAGTGGCCGGGTCGAGTTCGCTCATGCTTTCGTGGTTGTTCGCCATGTTCATCAGTTCATTGAATGTCTGCACAGTCTGGGATGCACTGTAATCGCCCTTTGCGGCGAGTGCATGGAGCTGTGCCATAGCGTTCACGTTGAAGAACTTGGACATGAACGTGTCGAACACTGCACGGTCAGCTTGAGGCATAGTTTCCACCTGTGCACGTACCTTTTCAGCATCGGCGATTGCACCCTTGCTCTGTGCCCAGTTGATGATGACATATTCTGACATCTTGTCGAACTCCGCACGGGCTTCGGGACGGTTGAGCCAGTCTGGGTCATCTGCGATATGCTTCTGAATCTGCTCCATCCATCCACCGAGCCAGTCGAGTTTCTCACGGTCATCGGAGAGCGACTTCTGGAAGCCCTGCGAGAATCCGCCCGGATTGATACTGGGTGGGGTAAGTGTGTTCGGGTTGAAGCCCTCCGCTTCGTACTCATCACGGAGTGCCTGTGCCCTCTGGTAGAACAAGTTAATGAGAGCGTCATCGCCTACATAGCGGCCAGCGTTCCAGTCACGCAAGAGCTTGTCCCATTCCCCTGTAAGCGTCCTGCGTTTCTGTTCGTTAGCTCGAAGCTGCTGTCCCATCGTGGCTCCCATCATCTGCTTTTCAGCGTTGGCCATAGCAGTGACATTTTCGAGGTTCTCTCTGGAGACACCAACGAGACCGTGCTGCAAGTAGTGATTCCACTTCTGGCCATACGGAACGTCGTCCCATCCCATAATCGCTTGGAGTAACGAGCGGTGGGAGTCGGTCGGGTCTTCTTTCGGTGCGACTTCCTTGTTTCCCCACACTCCGAACGGGTCGCCTTGAGGAACGCTCGGTGCAGCTTCGGACTGCGGAGGAGTGTAGGTTTCACCAAACGGCACGGACTTTTCTTCCGGTGCTTGAGGCAGCGGAGTCTGTACCACAGCGTTTTTCTTCTTGCCAGTGCGTTTCGTCGGCTTCTTTTCAACCGGCTGGGTCGGAGCATCCAGTTTAACGGAGGGGTCGTCCTTGATGGCGAACCCGTCCTCGTCAACTTGCGGTGCTTCGTAAGGTTTCAGCACTTGCGGTGCATCGAAGTTGACATTATAGTTAGGAGCTTGAATCGGGTCGATGTTGGGGTTCTGCTGGTTAGGCAAGTCCCTTGGAGGGAGTTCAGGCTGACGGGTCGGTTCACGGGTAGAAACGGCTTGAGGCATTGCCGGAGTGTCGTTACGATTGGATTCCAGCTCTGCAATAGATAACTTGTACGGAATCATCGCCATGGTCAGTCTCCAGTTTTCTTGCCGTCGGTCTGCTGTCTCATACCCTCCGCAGCTTCTAGGGCCTTGGCGAACTCCGCTGCGTCCTGCATGACTTGCAGTTCCACCGCCATGTCAGGCGTAAGTCCGAAAGTTCCTCTGATGGAGTCTGCCTTGGCTATGTCGCCCATGTCCTTGTTTTCAGTGATGGACTTGTCCACTGCGGTTTTCACGTCATCACCGGTAACTCCTGCACCGCTGTTCCTCGCAAGCATATCAGCGGTAGGCTCGGTCTCGTCCTTACCATCGAAGAAGCCCTTTGGAAACCACGGGAGTTCGTTGAGGAAAGTGGCAAACTTCTCGATTTTCTGAATCGGTCTTTCTTCCTTTTCCTCGCCAGGGATATGCTGTGCATAGTTGGGAGTGCTAAATTCTCTGATACCTACTGCCATATTTCCTCCTTAAAGAATCGTGTTTTTCTGCCCTGCGAGCTGCATATCCGCTTGCGTCATACCGGTGTTGGCGGCGTAACGCTGCATGGCACGGTCGTTCTGCAAGTTGAGCAAGTCCTGTACCGGCTGGTTATCCGCAGTGAGCCGCTGGCCTGCCATGTTTGCGGACTGGCCTGCACTCTGTCCTAAGCTCGTGGCTACGTTCAAGTTGTTCTGTGCGTCAGTCAGCGAGTTCTGGAACGCCTGCTGCCACAAGTTGCCAGCTTGATTAGCTACCGCAGTACTAATGTCCTTGTTCGTCGCCGAACTCTGGAGAGCAGCACCGGCCCCGCCCTGCATCGTCTGCATGGTTCTGTCGAGCATCTGCTGCATCATCGGGTTCATGTAGTCGTTGACGTTCTCGATACCGGCGTTTTGCTGGCCAAGTGCGATGTCCCCTGCCTTGGAAGTGTTCTTCTGTGCAGTAGTCATCGTCTTGTCGTAGGCATCGAGATTAGTCCCCAAGTCACGACCCTGCGATGCAGTCGCAAGAGCGTTGAGGCTACCGGCCAAGTCGGAATCCAGTTGGGAGTTCGCTTTCTTCTGGCCTTCCACCATAGCGTTATGAGCACGGTCTGCCGCACCGGAGTCCGTGAGACCGAGTGCATCGGTCACGCCGCTGATTGCTGATTTTACCCATCCTGCCATTAGTACACTCCATATCCACGGTTGATGCTGTTGGCGATAGCGGAGCGGTCGTCGTTACCGATTTCCAGTCCGTTACGCATGTCTGCCATGTTCTGCTGGCCCTGCTGGTAAGCGTTGGCCATATTGTTAGTCGCTTGTTGGGCGTTGCCGTTCTTGTCCTGCAAGGCCTTGAGAGCTGTTCCTAAGATTGCTTGCCACATAGTTTCTCCTTATGCGTCATTGAAAGTTGTCACTGCCGGACGCGGTGCTGGGGCGGTAGTGTTCACGGTCTGCTTTGCCGCCTGTTGCTGGTGAGGCACGACTTGCTGGAACGGGATCGAGTTGTCAGGCTGCGAGACGGGTGCAGAGCCTTGGGAAGTTTCTGCAAGCGAGTTCTCGACGGACTTTGCGTTCTCGTCCGCAAACAAGTTCAGTGCGTTGTTTATGCGTTCGTCCGAAATGAGCGGAGTGGATTCCGTCTTGATGTCGTTTAGGATCTTGATTGCACCGTCGTAGTCGTTCTTCTGCAAGCAGTCGTTGAGGATTGCCATGTAGGCTTCCTGAGTCTGCTTCTGTTCTTCGACCCACTGTTTCTGTGCAATTTCCAAGCGTTTCGTCCTTTCGGTCTGGTCGATAAATTCTTTCTGACGTTCGAGACGCTGCGTAGCTTGCAAGCGGAGAAGTGCGATTTGCTTGTTCTGCTGCTCGATGGTCTTGTTGAGTTGCTGGACTGTCTGTTGCAACTGGATGACTTGCGGAGACTTGAACGGGTCTTGCTGGAAGCTTTCGGCCAGTTGCTCCTTGACAGACTTCGGGAGGTCTGCAATCGCAAGCATCTGGATGACGAACCCCTGCGTGTTCATATTGCCCTCTTTGGCAAGCTGATACAGGCCGGCAAGTTCTTTCTTTTCCTTTTCACGATGGACACTCTCGATGAACCCACCGAGTATTACAACCTTGTCCTTAATCCCATTGATAAGCATATTGATGACACGATACACTTCCTCGATGGAGTCAGCCATGCGGCTCAAGTAGAGATTTGCGATTGCGTCCTTGACTTCGTTACGAGCGATGACTTCTTCACGAGTTGCCGCTTCCGAACCGGATGCGACAGTAGGGCCGAGCATATCGCCGACCACACCTTTCCACAGTGTAAAGGCATTGATGAGGAACTGGTTATCGTGTTCGAGAATCTGCACCGGAGGGATGTCGTTGCCGTTGGAGTCCACATTATCGACTTCACGGGTTCCGCTGTTCTTCCAGCCCTCCTTGTGGTTGGCGATAGCGTCACTGCGTACGATGTAGTTGTCGTCAGTCTGCGTGGCAGTACGGGTCTGAATCTTCGTGGCCGCAAGTGCCATAGCTTTCATCACGCTGCCCATCTGATAGTAGATGCCACGGTAATGATAACGCTTGTCTGCAAGTTCGATACGCTCACCCACAAAGCGTATGACCGGAAGCCTGTCCACGTTCGGGAGTTCGTAGGCCGTGGGCTTGTTCGGGTCAGTGTCGTAGTAGTCCATCCAGAACTTCCCATCCTTGTCCTTGTGGTAATGGGTCACTTTGACACGCTCACTGCCGGAATCGAAGTCCACATAGGTAGAGAGGAAGCTGCAATCAAGCAGCTCTTCGCCCTCCACTTTCGGGACGACTTCGAACACGAGAATTTCAGTAGCGTCCGCAAGCGTCGGGTCGTCCCCGTTGTACATGATGTAACGGGAGTCGATAGGCTTGACGACTGGGTTGCCGTCCTTGACACCGACTGCCACGAAAGCATAACCGTCGTTGAGCACATCCATATAGGTCTCGACAAACTGCGAGTCCAGTCTGGCGTTGATGCCCATTTCCGCTAGGTCGTCTGCTTGCGGACGGTAAGGAGCGGAGCTTAGTTTCGATACTTGAGTAGTGATGAAAGTGCGGACGATGTTCACGATGACAAGCGGATCATCTGAGATTGTCGCCCAAGTCGCATAGTCCTTGTCGCCCAAGTTACCGGCGGCGAGGGAACGGCTGATATCGAGTGCAGTGCGGTCGAACTGCTTATAAGATAATTTGGAGTTGAATTTGTTTAAGACTTCTCGGAGGTCGTATTTGGGCATACCAAGAACTTCTCCATCAGGCTTGTTTTGACATCTTCGATGTCCTCTGAACGAAGTTCAGGTTCTGTTCCACTGGTGTTGTTAATCTTGTTGATAAGGGCCATCGCCTTTACCTGCACACCGGACTTTGTACGGGAGTCGTCGATTGTCTCTTGGAGTATGTCGATGACTTCCTTTGCCGGAATAGCTGAAATGTCGTACAGCAGCTTGCACGCCTCGACCCTCGTAGGAGCTGGGCTGTCCGAGTTACGGGCTATGTCAATCAGTGTAGCGGTGTTCTTGCTATCGAGCATACGATAAATATACTTTATTTCGACTCAAGTGTGACAAGCTCTTTGGTAGTTTTTTGGCCGTAGGAGTCCTCCGACACTGCGGAGAATACCACTTGTTTCTTCTGCGGATAGATGTCCACTTTCAAGAAAAACAGCTCCAGTGTTATATGTTCGTCCACTCCCAGAGGTTCGCCCTTGGAGTTGTTAAGCACTTGCTGGCACGAGAAGTTCCCTTGCAGTGCACGTGAGAGTTCTTCATGAGAGTACTGGCCTGACAGTTTCATACTGACTTTCCTTTGGTTACAAAAAAAAGCCCACTGGCCAGATGACGAACTGACCAATGGGCTTCCCAATGAACCACTTAACAGGGGTTATGCTTCTTCTTCATCTTTCGGATTCTCAATCAAGTCATCCGGCTGATAAGTCTTGATGCTGACGATGCCAGTTTCTTCGTCCTTTTCCTTGTTCTTGACAAGGGTGAGGTAAACGAGCTTGCCGTAAGCACCGACCTTTTTATACGGAGCGAAAGTCTCCGTACCATCCGGCAACTTGGTCTTGCCAGTGTAAACGATGTCCATAACGGAAGCGTCGTCGCTGGCCTTGATACGGGTGATGTTGGAATACTTCCCGTCCTTGGAGCGTTCAAGGAAAATCTTGAGCGGCGTAGTCCAGAGCTTGCCACCATCTTCGTCGTCAGTGAGGAACGCTTCGAGGTTCGCAAATCCCACGAACAAGTGGGCCATCTTGGACTTCTCGTTGTAGGAAATGCTAATCCAGCTCGTCCACTTGCGGACAACGGTGAGTTCGCCATCCGAGTTCTTGACACGGCCAGCAAGGAGGAAGCGGACGGACGGAACGGGCTTGTCGCTCTTGCTGAACTTATTGGGCGGCAGGGAGGCCACCTGATAAGAGGCAATGCAAGCGGACACGTATTCGTCCACGGGGAAGTTTACAAATTCAATAGGATTTGCGAGTGCGGATTTCTTATTTTCAGCCATTTAATAACTCCTTTAGTTGATGTTAGGCTATAAGTTGATTCTCCATATACACACAATATAGTTGCTTTATTTCGTTTTGTCCACTACGCCGGAAGCAATTTCATTGAAAATCTTGATACGCTCGCCCATCGTCTTGTCAAGTTCATCGAAGAGATTCTTCTGCTTCGTGAGCTTGCGGATCATGTTGTATCCTCCGATGATGGCTGCCGTGTTGAGGAGCAGCTTGCCAATCTTGGCGGAGGAGTTCTGGATGCGTTTGCGGTCTGCTTCAAGCTTGCCAGCGAGGACAAGTGCGGGATTCTTTTTCATATTTTTTACCTCTTGTTGAGTGTTGGACTTGCGAACCCTATGTTCGCTAAGTATCGGATAGACCGGACTCGAACCGGTGTCAAGGCCGTCGCAATATGCAAGTGCGAACGGGACTCGCTACGACGCTTGCAGTCGTCGTCGAGCTGCCGCAACCACTGGGCTACTATCCGTGGTGAACCCTCGGTGCAAGTAAAGGGACTTGGATGTTTGGCATAACTGCACCGAGGGGTGTGGCGTTATTGCCAGCTTACAGTTTAATCGTCCAAGTGAAGCATCATCCTAAACAGTGGAATACCGAACAATATAAACAGTATAGTTCCCACTGTCAGGATGATGTCCCAGATTACGATGGAACAGCAAGACCAAGTAAACGGACCTGCAATGACCGGCCACACTGCAAACGCACCCACTCCGGAAAAGTGGAGAATGATTGCCACGAGCGTCCAGATTGCGGCGAACACTGTCATACAACCGATTTTCATGCTGCCTCCTTACACCGTGTACTTGACGTAGCGTGAACCAGCTCCGGTCTTCAAGCACTCGTTGTAGATGTCAGGGTACTTGAGCTTGAGCTTGTCCTTGTCCACGGAGACGCTGCCCTTGCGTTCCACCCAGCTTGCGAACGTGCGACCGTCAGGGCGGTAGAGCCTGCAAGCGTCCACCATCTTGTACTGGATGGAGTTCTTGAACGCCTCGAACTCTTCCGTCGCCCTGTCAGCGGCTTCCTTGAGTGCCTTGAACTTAGTCACTTCCTCGTCAGTCACTTCCTTTGCAGGGCCGGAGTGTCCGGTCTGTCCAGCCATCGCAGCGATGGTTTCCTTGTCCGCAGCGGTGAAGCCGAGCGATGCCGGTGCTTGCTTGAGCTGGATGCAGTCCCAGACACGGAAGCACTTGTCGAGCATCTTGCCGACGAACACCGGATTGAAGTCCACCACTTTCTCGAACCACTGGTGTCCGCAGATAAGCACGGAAAAGTACGCCTTGCGGATGCCAGTGACGTACATCTGCCACTGCACTTGGGCATAGTAACGGTCGGGAATCGGATTCCACTTGGCGGAGTTCTGTCCAGTCTTGCACTCGATGATGACCGGATTGCCGTCAGCGTCGAACGCTTGAGCGTCAAGGGAACACTTGGCCCACTCACGCTGATACAAGCGACCTTGCGTGCACAGGCGGAAGTCGGGATGCTGTTCCATGAACTTTGCCACGAGCAAGTCTTCGATACGATGACCCCACTCCATGAAGCCGTCAGGGTCAGACTGGTCGTCCTTGACAAGACCGAGCTTCTTGCCGTACACAGTCATAGGACTGTTGTGGGAGTCCGGAATCATAATGCTTGCGGCTTCGGTTGCAGTGATTCCCTGCTTACGCCATTCAAGCCACTTGTCAGTTCCCTGCTCCGGAGCGTCCTTGACTTCGTAGGTGAAATCAGCGTCGGCTGCAAGTACGGGGTCGCACGGGAACATCCTGCCAGCGTTGTCGGCACGGCCAAAGCAGTCGAGTTCCATCGTGAGGAGCTGACCGTGGAGGTCTGTGGTCTGCAACTGGATTTCCTTTTCAGCGTCGAGACCGCAGTGAGGTGTCTGGGGTATTTCGTCCCTGACCGGATTGGCCAGCGGATGAGGCTTAACATCAGTGTCATGAGTCATACTCTGTTCCTTGTTGTGATAGTCCACTACGATTTTGGTAGAGCCGCAAGACGGGCAGAAGCGGTAGGCCCCGTCCCCGTACACTGTCTCGGCTTTTACCTTGGCATCGCAGTTGAGGCAGTCGATTTCAACTTTAGGCATCGGCCAGCTCCTGCTTCACGGACTTGTCGAGGCCCAGCTTGATGTCGCAGAGTTCGACCATCTTGCTTGCCTTGCAGTTGGTGTAGCGGCGTTCAGTCCTGAACGGGGCGGTGCGGACAGTGCAGTCGTAGTCCTTGGTGTTCGGTTCTTCGGCAGCACCGACGAGGTAGCCTACGGACTGGCTCGTGCCGTTATTGTAGAACACCTTGGGGCAGCACTCCTCATTGAGCAGAGCGGCATAATCGTATTCGCAAACGAAGCTGTCGTCGGAGCAAGTGTTGATGCGGAGCACCTTATACTTGGTTTCGTTGCCGTCGAAGCTGAATCCCACGAGGAAGCCGAATGCGAAGTTGGCCGGATGCAGGTCGTCGTCGAGATTTGCCTTGTCCCACACAGCGACGAGGGCGTGCTTCTGAACAAGGTCAGCGTCGAGACCGACGGGAGCACCGATGGCCTTGGAGAGTTTGTTGAACGAGGTGTACTTATTGAGAGCTTCAAACTGGAAGTTCATAGTCTATCCTTTGTTGATTGTTGAGTTAATTTCACACCACTCGTCATAGACGAGCTTTACTTTCAGGAAGTTTTCTGGGTCGCCTCCCTTGTCAGGATGGTGAGTCATGACCCATTTCTTCCAAGCAGTCCTGATGTCCGACTGCATCGACAGACCGCCAAGCAGTTCACGAATCTTGTAGTCCACGGACTGATTGTCAGCGAGACACTTGCCCACGTTGTCGAGGAACGACTGGTTGTCGCTGCACACACGGAGCAAGTCATTGGCCACCACGACCTTCGACTTGTCAGTGAACGTAGCTTCGAACCTACCCCACGAGAAGTAGGTAAGCACATTGTCCTGACCAGTGGCACACATACGCCGCCAGAACAGGAACATTGACATAGGCTGCACTCGGTAGTGACGCTTGGTCAGTCCAATCATCATCGTCACGAACGGCACTGACTGGTTGGAGTCGAGGTCGAGGAACGCTTGCGAGGGAACGTCCAGCCACAGTGCACGGAGCTGGTTCACACGCTTGGTGTTGGCCACGGCCAGCTCGATCTTCTTCCACTCCGCCTTATACTTTGTCAGGAGTTCAGGGTGTTCCTTGAAGAGTTCCCT